GCGCGACCCAGCCACGTGGCGCAAGGCGAACCCGAACCTCGGCGTGAGCGTGAAGGCCGACGACCTTGCGCGGAAGGCGCTGCAGGCGCAGCACATCCCCGCGTTCGAGTCAGAGTTTCGGCGGCTCCATCTCGGGCAGTGGGTGCAGGCGGCAGAGCGGTATCTGCCGATGCATCAATGGGACACGGCCGAGAATGCGGCCCCGATCGACCGGGCGAGTCTGCGCGGGCAGCCGTGCGTGATCGGCATGGACGTCTCCGCGAAGTTTGACTTCACCGCAGCCGTGGCCGTGTTTCGCCGACCCGATGGCGGCGTGACGGTGCTGCCGACGATCTGGGCACCGGAGGCGGCGGTGCAGCAGTCACGGCGGGCGCTGGTGCCCCTCGAGGCGTGGGTCCGCGCGGGGCAGCTGCATGTCACGCCGGGTGACGTCATCGACCAGGCGTTTATCCGGGCCTCGCTGCTTGAGCTGGCGCGCGAGTTTGACGTGCGCGAGGTGGCCTATGACTCGTGGAATGCGACCAGTCTGGCGACGGAGCTGCAGGCTGACGGGTTGCAGCCGGTCGAAGTGCGGCAGGGCTACCGGACGCTGAGCGAGCCGACGAAGACGCTGGCCGCGCTCGTGGCGACCGGTCGCCTGCAGCACGGCGGGCATCCGGTGCTGCGATGGATGGCCGACAACCTGATCGTGCGGTCGGACCCGAACGGCAACGTGGCCCCGGACAAGGCGCGCGCGGCCGAGAAAATCGACGGCATCGTGGCGCTGATTATGGCCCTGAGCCGTCTGCCGGCGCTGGCGGTCAGAGCGAAAGGCCCGCGCGAGCGGGGGCTGATTATTCTCTGAGGAGGGCATATGCAGTGGATCACCATGCACGAGGCGGCCGAGCTGGCGCGAGTCACGACGCGGACCATCCGCAACTGGATCGATAAGGGCGCAGTGCAGGCCGTGAAGGCCAGCCCGGCCGCGCGGCGTGTGCTGGTGCGTCGGAGCGATGTCGACCCGCAGCAACGCGCGGAAACAAACCGCAACAACGGCACCTGCTGATAGCAGATTGCGCGTGCGTTCGTCACACTGACGACGCGCGTGCCCACGATCCTCGAGCGCCTGATCGGCGCAGCGCCGGCCCCGAGTCGGGCGAAGTCGACGACCATCCAGCAGGTCGTGGCAGAGTTCCTGCGTTCGGGGACCTCTGGCGAGGATACCGCGCTGCGCGTGGCGACCGTGCTGGCCTGCGTGAATGTCATCGCGCAGACGATCGGCACGCTGCCGCTGCTGCTCTACAAGCGAAACGGTGTCAGTAAGACCCGCGTCGACAGCGACCCGCTGGCCGAGCTGCTGCGGTGGAAGCCGAACCCTTACCAGACCTCGACGGAATGGCGCGAGCAAATGATCGCGCACGCGCTGCTGCACGGCAATGCCTACAGCGAGATTATCCGCGCGGCTGATGGCACGGTGCGTGAGCTGCTGGTGCTCGACCCGCGCGCGATGCAGGTCGAGCGCGGCGCGTATGGGCCGACGTATCGGTATCAGCCAGCCGAAGGCCCGAGCCGCACGTTCACCGTCACGTCGCCGACCGAGCCGTCAAAGATTCTGCATCTGCGCGGTCTGAGCACGTCTGGCTTGGTCGGCCGGTCGCTGATTACGGACGCGGCCGACATCATCGACACGGCCCACAGCGCGCAGGTCTACGGTCGGACGCTGCTCGATAACGGTGCGACGCCCGCGCTGGTGCTAAAGCATCCTCAAGTGCTCGACGAGGAAGCCGCGCTGCGGCTCAAAGAGTCATGGCGGTCGGCCTATGGCGGCGCGCGCAAGGCTGGCGGCATCGCGGTGCTCGAGGAAGGCATGAGTCTCGACACGCTGTCGATGTCCAACGAGGACCTGCAGCTGCTTGAGACGCGGAAGTTTACGCGCTCCGAGATCGCGGCGCTGTTTCGCGTGCCCGCGCACATGATCGGCGACATGGAGCGGTCGACGTTCAGCAACATTGAACATCAGAGCATTGAGTTTGTGCAGCACTGCATCCGGCCTTGGGCGGTGCGGTTCGAGCAGGTGCTGCACGCGACGTTGCTGTCAGATACACCGCAGCAGAAGCGATCCTACTTTTTCGAGTTTCAGATTGACGGGCTGCTGCGCGGTGACATTGCGAGCCGGTATCAGGCCTATCAGGTCGGCCGTCAGGCCGGCTTCCTGAGCATTAACGACATCCGGCGTCTGGAAAATCTCGACCCCGTCTCAGGCGGCGACGACTACCTCGAGCCGCTGAACATGCAGCCGGTCGGAGTGCCTCGGTAATGGCGACGTATCGCGGCGAGACGATCGACCTGGCCCCGACTGAAGGCATGAAGGCCGAGGCGCGGCGCGGCCTTGAGTGGCGCGAAGAATACGGCCGGGGCGGCACCGCGGTCGGCGTCGCGAAGGCGCGGGCGATTCTGACGGAAGACGAGCTCTCGCCGGACAAGGTTATCGACATGTATGCCTACTTCGCGCGGCATGCGGTCGACAAAGAGGGCGAAGGCTTCAGCCCTGACGAGGAGGGCTATCCCTCCGCCGGGCGTATCGCGTGGGCGCTGTGGGGCGGCGATCCGGGGCAGAGCTGGTCGACGAGGAAACGCGAGGAGATGATGCGAATCGACGAGGCACTCGACGAGGCGCGCAGCGCGCCATCAGCCGGCCGCGAGATCAAGGCGGTCGCCTGCAGCTACAAGGCCCTCGAGGCCGAGCGCACGTTTGAGGGCTACGGCTCGGTGTTCGGCGTGGTCGACAGCTACGGCGATGTCGTGATGCCTGGGGCGTTCGTCGCCACGCTGCAGAAGGCCGAGGCGACCGGCCGCATGCCGGCCATGCTCTGGCAGCACGACCCGTCACAGGTCGTCGGGGTGTGGCGGACGATGCGCGAGGACGCGCGCGGGCTGCACGTCGTCGGCGAGCTGGCCGACACGCAGCTGGGCCGCGAGGCCTACGCGCTGCTCAAGCTCGGCGCGCTGTCGGGTCTGTCGATCGGCTACAGCGTGACCGGTGACCACTACGACCGCGAGCGTGACGTGCGGGAGCTGACCGGTATTGATCTGTGGGAGACGTCGCTGGTGACGTTCCCGGCGAATACGGACGCGCGAGTCGCGGCCGTGAAAGACACCCGGCGCGGTGGGTATCGCGGCCTCGAGCGAATCCTGCGTGAGGCAGGCTTCTCGCGGTCCGAGGCCAAAGCCATCGCAACGGCGGGTATGCGCGAGCTGCGCGAGGCAGACGATCGCGATCTGACAGCAGACGAGGCCGCGGCATTGTGCCGACGGTTTATTCCGTAGGAGAGACGAGCATGGAGAACATCAAGTCAGTGCTCGACGCTCAGGCAGCCGCGTTCGAGGCCCTTAAGACCGCGAACGATGCCCGCCTGAAGGCGATCGAGGAGAAGGCTGGTCAGGGAGACCACCTGGCCAAGATTGAGAAGATCAATGCCGACCTCGACCAGCTGGCCGACCGGCTGAAGTCGACCGAAGCGGCCCTGAGCCGTTCGGCCGCGGCCCCGGCTGCGGCTGGTGCCGACGAGCAGAAGGCCGCGTTCGGCCAGTGGCTGCGTCGTGGCGATCGCGCGATCGATGCCGTGAAGGGCATGCGCGTCAGCGACAACGAGAACGGCGGCTACCTGGTGCCGGAATCGGTCGTCGGGCCGCTGATTCAGCGCCTGTTCGACGGCTCGCCCATGCGCCAGGTGGCGCGCATCCAGTCGATCACCGGCAACGCCGTCGAAGGTGTCGTCAGCTATGGTCAGCTGGAGGTCGAATGGCTGGATGAAATCTCGGCCAGCAGCGACCCGACCACGCCGACCCTGAAGCGCTACCGCATCGAGGTCAACAATCAGCGCAGCTCTCCGCGCATCTCGCCCGTGCTGCTCGAAGACGGTGCCGTCAACGTGGAGCAGTGGCTGTCGGAGTCGATCGCGCGTGACTTCGCGTTGTCGGAGCAGACCTCGTTCATCACCGGGTCAGGTGTCGGCCGTCCGCGCGGCATCACGACCTACACCACGGCCGCGACCGCTGATAGTTCGCGCTTGTGGGGCCAGCTGGAGCACGTCGTCACGGGCACGTCGGGCGGCTTCGGCAGCAACGCCAACGGCATCGACAAGCTCATCGATCTCACTGGCAAGCTGAAGAGCGGCTACCGCGCGGGCGCGGTCTGGATGATGTCGAAAGCCACGCTGGCGTCGGCCCGCGTGCTGAAGACGAGCAGCGGCGACTACATCTGGCAGCCGTCCACGCAGGCCGGCAATCCGTCGGTGCTCCTCAGCTATCCCGTCGTGGAAGCTGAGGACATGCCCACGATCGCTGCCGACTCGCTGTCGATTGCCTTCGGCAACTTCGGCAACGGCTACATGGTGGTTGACCGTCTTGGGCTGTCGGTGCTGCGCGATCCGTTCAGCAACAACCCGTATATCACCTTCCACGCGACCCGGCGTGTCGGTGGCGGCGTGGTCGACTTCGACGCCATCAAGTTCCTGAAGTTCTCGGCCTAGGAGGAATGAGATCATGCGCGATTCACTGAACCAGACAAAGGTGACCTCGGCGTTCAACTATGCCGATCGGTCGGCCTCGGCCAACGGCACGAACATCATCGACATGCAGGGCTTCGATGCCTGCACGTTTGTGCTGCAGGTCGCCACGGTCACGACGGCCGATGCGAGCAACTACTTCACGCTCACGCTGCAGCACGGCGACGATTCCGCGCTGAGCGATGGGGCCACGGTGACGGCGGCAACGGGCCTGCTCGGCTCGAATATCGCCATCGATGCGACTGGCGACAGCAACAAGGTCGGCATGCTTGGCTACTCGGGAGGCAAGCGCTA